TCAAACCTGTTTTATATCGCAATAGTCACGTAATATCTTGGCATGATCGAAGACGAGTTTATCAAAGGGGATGTCTTCAATAGGATAGATAAATGCCTCTTTCGCATCATCTGCCCCTTTCGGTACACCGGAGGCTTTGCAAACATACACAATCGAGACACAGTGAAATCGTGAATCCCGTGAGGGATCGGAATAGACCCCCAGTAAGGAGTTGATAGTCACATCCAATGTCAGTTCTTCTTTCATCTCACGGACTGCCGCACTCTCTACCGTTTCTCCGATATCGACGAAACCCCCGGGCAGTGCAAGCCCTTTTGGCGTATTCAACCGCTCGATCAGTACAATCCCTTCAAACAAACCCGCTTCATTGTACATTTCGACAATACCGTCAACGGCTAAAAAAGGGGTTTGAATCATGAATGGCCTCGAAAGATGAATTATTATCTTTGACATTATAAACCAATCGACTGCCCCTTCTGGGTAAAATACCGAATTAAATAGCGATGGAGAACATGTGATCATTCTGGACTTTGAAACCAACTCCGCCAATATCCATGACGTGATCGAAGCCGCGGCATTTCGGATAAAAAGAGAAGAGGGTGCTTATATCATTGCCGATACCTTTCATCGGTACTATTTTTCGGAATATGATGTACAAACGATTTTAAAATGATAGTAATTTGATTTTAAAATGATAGTAACGTACCTTTTTTGACCTCCATTTGACTAAATCACTATCATTTCAAACACAAATCTAAAAAACAGTAACAACAGCCGACAATTAGAACACACTTACATTTTAAATTCAAATAGATACTATAATGACATAACAATTTATTAAATGGAATCCGAATGCGTACTAAAAACGAATATCTTCTTTTAGTTTCAGTAATTATCATTGTAGGTCTTCTTATTTATATCATGATGGATCAAAGTGACAGGTCACTGGCTATATTGGGTGGTCTTACAGCATTTGCATCGGTAGTATTGACGGCGCTTATAAATATTGATAGGAATAAGCTGGATAGGGAAAAGATTGAAGCAGAACTGGTATCAAGTGTAACAAAAGAAGCCTATAAAGATATATTCAATCAAAAGGTAGGAGCATATAAAGAGCTGCAAGGACTAATCAGAGATTATAGAAATGAAGCGGCATCATATCTATATGAGGAACGCGGAATCAATCATGTAACAGGGTATCCTGAAACATATGGGAATACAACTGAAGGAGTTTTTGCAGATCACCTTATTAAAATACTGGATTTTTTGAAAGCCAATGAACTTGTTTTGTCTAAAAAGATATATAGCCATTATGATGTGATTAATCAGATATATAATGAAATTTCTGCTGACGCAGAAGCATGGCGCCATGAAGCCGCAGCTGACCCTGATGATTGGGAGTATTGTCATGATCAGTGGAGAAAATCTGTATATAAAAAGACAAAAGGATTATTCGATGGCTTATCATCCGACCTCGATGAAGAGGTCGATAAGATCAGAGAGAAGATATCCTTCTAATAGTTCGTAATAAACACCTCCCGCACTGTCTTCTTACTTCCCGCTCCTCGAAGGGTATAGTTGATCTCCTTTGTGGACGTGATCTTCATATCTGCATATAGCTCTCTGACCAGTTCACAATCGTTATAGCTCAATAGAAACTTACCCTTGATGCCGTGAAGCAGCTCTGCAAGTTTACGATGCTCTACCTCTCCAAACCCGCCCGTATGCTGATAGTACTTCTCGGTCGACACGTATGGAGGATCACAGTAAAAGAACGCATCCTCTTTGTCATAGGTAGCGATCAGCTTATCGAAGCTCATGTTCTCGATCGTAACAAACTTCAGCCGGTTAGACCACTGGCCGAAGTCTTTGTAGATATCTTTCGGTCGACGGCCACTCTTAGCGTTCATGGCGAACGTAGTCCCTTTTGCTCCGAAGCTCTGAGAGAGTAGATAATAATACTGTGCCGCTCGCTCGATGTTATTCCTAGGCTTCATGCGTCCGGATCTAATATCGGCGAATAGTTCCCGGCTGATAAGCAGAGTACTGAGGTACATCGATAGAGACTGCGGGTTAGTACGAATAGCGCGGTGGAGATTGATTAGCTCACCGTTGATATCATTGACGACTTCGGCTTGTTTGGTAGTACAGGGCTTTCGGTAGAGAACGTTAAGAGCACCGCCGAACACTTCGACATAGAGACGATGATCCGGGAACATGGCCACAATATCGTCTGCGAGTTTTGATTTGCCACCTATCCACGCAAACGGGGCTTTTAGTGGGGCTTTGAGATGCTGCATATAATTTCCTGACACCGTGTCATATTTCCACGGCAAAATTAAGATACCGAGCATAATGCCGGTACTGCAGCTTTCTGTCAGAGGTTGGCTGTAGTCCAATATTTATATATAATACTTTTCAAAAAAAGGAGATTCATAAAATATGAATTTAAAACTTATCCAAGCAGTGTTGATCATTTTTATTTCATTAGCAGCAAATGCAAATGAAACAAAAACTCAGGAACAATCAATTCATGAATCAATAGCCAGTGCAGCAGGCTCAGCTATGCGTAGTCTTGGTCAACAACCTAAAAGTGATTGCGACAAACAATACCAAGGTGCAGAAGCTGAAGCATGCAAAAAAGGTTTTGATGCCACTGATAAAATGCTAAACAAGAAAGTATCAAATTAATAGCATATACCCCCCGATTTAATCGGGCGGAACTATTTGTTTTCTATAAACATCTATCTAAAGCCGCTTCAAAATCATAAAGACAACTCTGTAACTTCGGGTAGTTTTCCAAACGTGCTTTAGTCCACTGAACGATATCTCCGCTTTCAGGAGTTGGATCTTCGCATTTTGGTTTTTTCGTTTCACATTTTTTCGTGATCGTTATCGGATCACATGGGGCTTGTTTCGTAGCGCACCCGGAGAAGATCAAAACGGCAGTTAAAACCATCAAATACAATGCTTTCATAATTGACCTCCCTCAGCATTTTTACGCGCTTCCTCTGCGATAGCATTCAGATCAGTACACTTATCTCCGGTTGGTACATACTTGATCGATGTGATGTACTTCGGCTTTGCTGCCATAGTTCGATTAAACTCTGCATCTTTAGCGATAGCGTCCAACTTATCTCGTGCCATCCAAGCTTTCATAAAAGCAACATCTTTGACTTTGCCGGCAATTTCAGCATCTTTAGTCTTAACGGTTTGTTCGAGAACGTTGCGCTCTCCGGAGACGCTTAAATTATAAAATCCAAGAGCGATGATCACCCCGATTAAACCTATAATAACCCCGATCAGTACCTTACCAATAACGGTACTGCTTACTTCTGACAGACGCATATTTCTCTCCGTATTTATAGACGAGCACCGAGTACTCGTAATTGATGTCGCAATTCGAGCGACATGACCGTTGACCTTTCCATGTAAAGCAACTCTGGCCGCGACGGCATTGTGCTTTCGCTTTTTCCCAATTCTCTCCTCCGGCACGGTTGATCTCTTTAAGAACCAATCCGCCGCCGTTATACACCTGATACGTCGCCCATAGACCATACTTAGGCTGATAGACCGACTTCATAATAATCGCTTGAGCTTTGAGCTGATCAGGGATCGCCTTGATGCTCTCTACCCCTTTAGCTTTGAGAGATTTTTGCCAAAGACGGTACGTGATCTGAGGCAGACCCTCCGACCCTACACCATCGAGACTTATTACATTTCGACATCCTGACTCTTGAACGAGCTGACCTACACCGTATTGGTATGGAAAGTCAACTCCAAACTGCGTCCAGTGCGCACGTCGAACATCCTGAACATAAGACTGGCACCGGGAGATCGAACCCCCGGCACACAGCTCAACCGCCAAAAGCGTAAGAAATAGGAACAATCGCATATAAAACCAATCGTGCAACATGAGCCGGAGTCCAGTTGGATGAATTCCAATTGACCGATTTGAAGATAGCCTTACCTGCAATATGCGCATGTGCAAGAGCACCCGACACCAAAATCACCTTAACGGCAATCAACTGTAAAGGATTCGGAGCAAACCGATAAGCACCCTCAATAAAAAACCACATACCAACCGCAATAAGCAGTAGGTCAAACAATAACCGTAACGTCTCTTTTCTCACTTTTTTTCTCCTTAGTTTTCAAGTTCCACGTTTACCGTGTATCCAGTTTCACTCCATGAATGACGCACCTGTTTGATCCCAAACGATGACGGCCATCCCGGTGGAATGTTGGATAGTTTCATCTTCGCTCCGGCGATCACGTTGATCCCCTCATATTCAAAGTCGCCTCGACCCGTTCCGCGATTGGCAGCTTCCAATTTGGATTTAGCTTTTGTTCGAGCGTCACTCTCACCCTTGAATGAGCCTTTTACTTGCAGGACGGGCTTACCACTTCCGACCGTGACGCTTTTCGTCTTATTGTCTTTAGTGCTATGCCATGAAGCTTTGGCGGATCCGTAAGAGGTTTTATCGAGGATCTCTATCGAGAGCCCTTTTGTTTTTTTAGCATCGATCTGAATGATGGGAAGCTCGCTATTTTGATCTCCTCCGTTTTTCGGTCGGAATAGGATCGTATCGTTCTTGATCGCGAACGTAGCCCCCAGCTCTTTGGCGAGGCGGCGCATAAACTCTAAATCACTCGTATTCGTATGGCTCTTATGGGTGTAGGAGTGTTTTGGAAAACTGTTTTTGACTTTCAGCCCGTGGCGTGTAGCGATTTTATGGAGGATCTGATCGAGAGTTACATTGTCAAACGACTCGGTACGCTTCTCTTTGATTCCGCTTCCGAAGTTCACCGGAGTTGCTGTAACTTCAATATGCATCGTCTCATATTCGAGACGAGGCTTGAGGACGCTAAATGAGCCGATATACCAAAGATCACCTTTGTATCCGAGCCATACCTTTAGCTTGTCCTTGAATGACGGAGGCGTAAAGGATTCACCTTGGAACTTAAGAGTAAGCCCGTCGGCGGTATCGTCGATGTCATCCGTATATTCGATGCTGATCAGATAAGGGCGTAGGCTCTCGGTCACATCTTTGCCATTAACGGTGATCTTAAAATCCGGAAACTTTACCATAGGCTAACTCCCGTCTCTGATTGTTCAGGTTCGGCGATATCAGGCAGATACACTTTGTCACCACTTTGGAGGATCGGAGTACTCATGAGATGCGAATTGTTCATCATCACCTCATTCATGACATCGAGTGTTCCGTAATGCTGATAGATGATCACGTCGAGTCGGTCGCCTTTAGTCGCTATGGTATGTTTCATGATCTGACTCTTTTTAGATCGATATCGAAACCAATTTTTACCGATTTTCCGTCATCAAGGAATACGGTTCGATCTTCGCTGATCTTGGTTATCTTGAAATCTCCGAGTACATCACCATACCCCATAATAAAAGGTACGGCTTGTTTCTTATCGGCTATCGCTTCGAGAGCGGCGAGAGGTTTCAGACCGCTTTTGAGTGTGATTAGGTTTCCGCTGATACTGATCTCTTCGACATCTTTACCGACGCTTTGAGAGCTTTCATAGTCCTGAGCTTTTGGAATGTCAGCAAAGCTATAGGTCATGGTTCGATTCATACGGTCGAAGTATTTGTCATTGAGATTAAAAGCGAAATCGCCGATCATTGCCATCATGAATAGCTCCGATCTTTTTTATCATTCGCCTGTTTATTCATTGCACGTCGAACCTGCTCATCGATCTGCTTTTGAGTTTGTGCAGCGTGCTCTTTTGAAGTGAAGTTAGGGTTATTGATCGTTACGGCTACTGTATTATTGGTTCCGCCGCGAGTAGGTATCGCTCTTGCTTCAGCGACACGCGGATTACGCACGGCAACACGTGCCGGAGTAGGAGCAGAACCACCGACTCCAAAAAATGACCCTATACCTTGCAGATTGCTGGAGACGAAGTTTAGTTTTGACTCCACCCAGTTAAAGAAATCTGCAAAAGGTTTGATGATCATCCCGATAATGGATTTAAAGGTACCTACGATCGGAGTCCAATTATTGATAATAAGACCGAGAGGAGTCCACCCGAAAATAGCTTTGACTACTCCCCAAGCGACAGACACACCCGTAGATATACCATTCCATACTCCAGCAAAAAAGCTTTTAAGCGGAGTCCATGTCGACATGATCAAATAAGCAGCTCCAGCGATCAGCGCTACACCGCCAATAATCCATCCAAAAGTTACCATAGATGTGATCCCCAATGCTCCCAACGCCATTGTTACTGCTCCAACCGCAATCCCAAGCGTTCCGAGTACTCCGGTGACTACCGTAAACCCTACGATGGCTACTCCTACAAATTTCGTAACCCCCGGATGTTCTTTGGCAAACGATGATAATGACGAGGTAGCACCGTTAAACCATTCTGTCATCCCTTTCAGTTCCGGAGCCAAGCTCTCTCCGATGAGGGCAGTAAAGTTCGTTGCCGTTCCGGTTAATGCTTCCCACATATTTCCAAGCGTTTGCGATGAGTTCTTGACACGTGCATTAAGATCAGCCTGCTCGGCAAGTTTTTTATTAAATGCTCCTAGCCCTTTAGTTCCGTTATTGATCAGTACATTGACCATCCCGGACGCTTCGCCTTTTCCGAATATCGATTCGACGATACCGAGCCGAGCAGAGTCGCTTTTGATCGCTTTGAGTTTCTCCAGCTCGCTCATCATATTTGCCGTGCCCTTGAAATTTCCTCCGGCATCATTGAAATTTAACTTGATACCCATAGCATCGAGATTTTTATTGCCCTTAAATGAGACCGCATCTTTGATAACATTTCCGAGATTGGTACCGACCGTTTCTCCTGAAAATCCTGCTTTGATCAACATTCCGATCAACGGCTCTACATCGCGAGCGGCTTTTAATCCGCTCATTCCAAGCCCTTTCATCGTTGCCCCGATTTTTGAAAACGCAAAACTCATCTCTCCGACTTGGACACCCATGTGAGAAAGACGCTGGATGTCATCGATAAACGGTAGAAGTTCATCATCCGCGATACCCAGAGCCTCTTTGAACTTTGCCGTTGCGGTTGCCGCCTCTTCATAGGGTATTTTTAGGACAACACCGAGATAGGCGGCAGATTTGAGAGCACCCCCTACGATACTTTTCTCTTCGACTCCGAGTGATTTGAGCTGAGATGCCATTTTATAGAAGTCGGCAGTCGTTCCGGGAAGAGCATCACCGAGTTTCATAGCCTCATCGTTGATTGACTTAAAAAACGGGCTGATGCTTCCATCACTCTTCATCAGAGTGTTTTCGAGCTGTGTCCGCGCATCTTCTAAATCAACGAAAGATTTGATAATGGTTTCAGTACTGCCTTGAGTGGCAAGCGATGCTCCCTTGAGCCCGGTACCGATTCCAGACATGGCGATTCCGAACTCTTTGGTACCTTTTGTCATGTTTGACAGAGAACTCTTAAATGATGATAATACAGGGCTGAACTGATCTCTTGCCGTTAGCAAAATACCAAGCGTTAACGTTTTATCCATCCTGTCCCCTTCCCATCTCTTTAGCTTCGTCCATAAAACACAATAAAAGCTCTAAATCCATATCTACCATGTCGCTGTAGCTAAAATGGAGCCAATGCCCCACAATAGCCATAGCACTGATACAGTCTTCACGACTGATTACAAAAAATCATTGCGCTCTTTTGATAATTTCATAAAATCATCTGCATCGAGATCTTCGACGTCATCGAAGGTCATCATGCAAAGATTAGCGATTAGAATTGCTTCTTGCTTTGCCGTATTGTTACTTGCTTCAGATGCAGCAATCAGATCACGTGCTTTTGGACGACGCATTTTTACTACCCTCCCATCATGCAACTTAATCTCTTTTTCATTAGCTCGTACAATTTCTTCTTTTTTCACGTTGTTTCCTTTTTACTGAATATGAGCGCGAAGCTCTGCGAATAGATCTACACCGTCGATGATACAAATCATATTTTCGAGATCGATGTCGATCACCTTAACTCCGTTGATCTCTTTGCTAAACGCACTCACAGAAATCTCAAGCGTCATCTCAACCTCTTTACCGCGATCAGGGATCGGGCTTCCGAGTTTTTTAACTTTACCTTTGATCGTATGGAGTACCGGGATCTTTTGATCACCCTGAACCAGTGACCCTTTACAGAAAAAGGTTGGTGAGTTGCTAAACTGTTTAGAAACGGCAGAATAAACTTCCGTGTTGTACTCATTGAGTACAATCTCGGCACTCATCGCTTTGATCAGAGGAATCACTTCCTCTACCGCTATCGCACCCTCACGCTCGCTTGTTAAAAACTCGATCTCAGGAACTTTCAGCGACTTACTGACTCCGAGGTTCCCGATACCATTGACCAAGATATTTTGGTCTCTCCAAATTTGACGATTTTTCGTTGCCATTATCTACTCTCCTTACCCGTTGATGATCGTGAGCAATACATCGCTGTAATCGTCAGTGTAGACGAGTTCAATGTTCAGCTCACGAATGGTTGGCATGTTTTGGAAACGTACCGTTAGATAAAACTTTCCGGCAGTGACGGTCGCTTTTGTGTTCTTCGTACTGTCGAAAAAGACTTCGAAGCCAAGACCCACACCGTTACCGATCAGCTCACGCATAAACTCTTCGATCGACTTTTTAACCATAAGCAGCTCATCGGCTTGACGATCACGAGCCCATTTACTTGCTGTCTGCATTGCGCGGAGCATTCGGTAGAATGTTCGAACACGCTCAAGCGATTGCCAAATAGGATCGATATCGGTTGTCTCAAACCCATATAATCGCCAGCCCACATCACGGACGATAGAAGCGATTCCGGCATTACGAAGGCGACGAGCTTCACAATCCTGACCATCCGCATAGTCTGTGATACGCTCCGTTGAGCTAACCCCTTTGACGACACGGTTAGATGCAGACTCCGCCCATCCGAACGGATTGGATGCGTCCATCGCCGCGATCAAACCTGCAACTGCGGCAGAAGGTGTTGTCACCGTTCCATTGACTGTGATTGAATCGGGACCGACTAGAAGGACGAAACGGCTTCCGAAATTACCGGCATAAGCAAGAGCGGCCGTCTCGGTCATTGCAGTGACATCGATGATCGCCGTTCCCCATAGTTTCGTCGCTACCGAGTCCATAGCGGTACCGACTGTTAGCGTTCCCGACCATTCGGGGCAAACAATCAGATCAGGGCGATACCCGGTATAAGCATAGGCAGTGTTGAGTGCTGTAACCGCTGCGATCACATCCGCTTCTACTGCCGTATCCGTCAAAGCGTTGATGATGATCGGGCAAGTTACCCCCTGAGCATCAATGGCACTGAGCGCCTCTTTGATCGTTCCCGTTGTCGCTGATGCGAAAGCGGTGATCGCTAGTGCCACTGTCCCGAAAAACTGTAAACCGAGTGTCCCCGCATCCGTTGTTCCGACGATGGCGATAGGCGTGGTCGATGTGACCGTGATCGGACGCGCGGCATCGGCACTGATACTTCCATTAATTCCGAATAACATTTGTTACCTCCTTATGATTTGATAACTTAGTCGATCTGTTCAATCGATTCGATGCAATGGTTCCCTTTGCGTGGATCAATCCACGAAAGTACCTTGCACACCGCCACACGCCACTTACAGCAACCATAATCTTTCTCAAGCAGGTTTTCACCCATCCGATCTGACATAGTTTCTTTTTGACCGCGAAACACTTTGACATTTGTCCATACATCTAGTTGGAGTAATGCGATCCAAATGCGTTTCATATCGCTTCAACCTCCGCAACGGTGGTTGCCACTTCAATTGCTTTTTGCTTCGCATGATATGCACCGAGGAGTTGAGCATACGCTACGGCATACGCATCCGCTTTGGCGATGATCTTCGCGACGAGATCCGCCTTGCTCTCACCCATAGCACGACCGATGATCAAGTTATCGATGATGGGAGTAATCGCAGTATTATCAGCAATCCACGCACGTGCTTCCTGCTCTTGTTTCGTCCACGATGCCATCTCAGCTGGATCGGTGTTGCCTGTCATTGCTTTAACTGCATTTTCATAGTCTTGTCTTATGGTGGCGGTCTTAGCTGCTTTAGCATTAATTAAAAGTTCTGCATCCGTAAACTCAGGCTCAGGAACCCCGCCATCAGCAACCCATTGTTTGTATTCTTCATAGTCACGATTACCATTTACAAATGGGATAATTGCCCCATCAGATAAACGAGTAACTGAATTTTCACCGTTTGATTTGTACATTCATAGCTCCTTATAGTTCTGCTGATGCAGTTATGTATGATGATGGTGATGTATAACTAAGAGATACGAACCCTAATGCACTTGCGACAGGTCTAATGTCTAATGACCTATTTGAAATAGGAACAACAGAAATTGAAGTAACATTTGTTGATACGGAATTTAAAGATGATACAGTCGGAATAACTCTCATTGGAACTGGAAGTGAGATAGGAAAGGAGAGAGTAGAAGAAGCCCCATTTGAATATAAACCTGTAATAACTAATGCCGAGGTATCTGTTCCAAATTTTTGATAATATCTATGGCACAAGCTTAACTCTAAGCCATACGGGCGATTCTCGAATGGAGTTGCTATACTTCCTCTTTCAAACTGAGGTAGGCTGAATGTACCGCTTGCGAAGTTGATTTTTATATAGTTTCCGCCAGTAATTGTATATACTCCATTTGATTGAGTTACTACTGTATAGGTCACATTGTCGGTAGATTGCGAAACGGTAGCAGTAGCAGTTCCTCCGATAGTAATCGTATGACTTCCTCCGATTACATTCAGGTTTTCGATAACCTGCTCAACTCCTCCTGCTGGAGCTGTAAAGGTTGTGACTCCGTCAACAGTAGAAAATGTCAAGTTTTGACCACTCACAACAACACGCCATCTGTCAAGCGTGTATTGATTTGCTACAGTTGTAGCGGTACCACTCACATATCCTCTTTGATTTATTAACCCATTTGCATTTATCAGCAAATTTTTAATACCAAATAACTGCGATGGCTGTACAAAGATAGAGGCTAAATAGGAAATAAACCCTGTAACACTTATCTTTCTAAGTAAACCAGTAAAACTATCCCAAATCGCCCATTCGTCAGTTCCGCCCAACGTAGATTCAAAAGGTGCGGCATGTATTTTATCTATCGTCAAATACTGCGAATGAGGATCCGCTTTCGCCTCGTGCTCTACTACTTTGGAATCAACATAGCTTCGTGTCGATAACACCACTGCCGGATCAATTTTAAGAGTCACGGTGCTAGAGTTCGTAACCTCAATGATCACTTTGATGTAGAGGTCTTTTGCCGATCCGCTCGCCAAAGTCGGTTTATAAGTATCCGGATAGCTTCCGATTGCAATCAGATCACCATCGATATCGAATAACCCGACCTCACGTACTGTGAACCCTCCGCTCGTGGATGGGATGTATCCTTCAGCAACGATCCAGTTGGTATTGGCAGGATCAACTGCGATACTATTGAGAGATGCTCTCCAAACTTCGTGCGTGAGAACCGTTGCCGTATCGACAGGTGTGATAGCCGCACCATTTCCATCACCGACGGCGATATGCGTCAGCTGTACTGTCGTTCCAAGCGCAGTGGCATTGGCTAGTTTTGCCTTTCCGATATTGGTTAAAAGAGTATAGAACGCCATTTAAGCTCCTTGTGGATAGATGACCGTCGTATCGACGGCGTGATATGCTGCACCCATATACTGAGGTGCGATAATATTGATAGGTTCAGGAAAGTACGGATAAACGGTTGTAACCTCTCCTGACATTGAAACCGATGCGTAATGTACGGAACAGGTGTTCGATAAATAGATCATAATGGCATCGAGTTGTGAACGTTCATTCTTATGAGTACTCACCATTTTCTCTATCAGTTCGATAGTCGCATCATCTAACCCTCTGTCTTTGACATTGACTGAGACCCTAAAATGAAAAGGAGTACCGGCATAATGGAACCATTCTTCTAAAACAGTTTCGACGCCGATAGAGGATAGCGCGTGCTTCGTTGCCCATGCTGATCCTTTTCTGCGCTTGAGTAGCATAGTGTTTTGAATATAGGTACGCTTATCAAGCTCATTCATAGCATCAGACCACATGTCCACGCAATAAAACTTAGCGAGCGTTGGTAAGTATTTTGCATCGCATCGCATCGGGTCAAGAAGCCTCGATACTTCATCTACCGCCGGACGAAATTGAGCAATGCCTTCAGCCCCGGTTAGATCGAGATCATGCTCTCGTTGTGTATAGTGCTTCGGCAATAGTGAATCAAGCATTGACTACCTCCACCAACGTGCAGATAGCTACTTTCGATTTGTCCGGTACCGTAACATTGGACGTAGGAGATGCCAGCGTCATATCCGTTACTCCATCCACTTTCATAATCGCACCGGTTATTTTTGGGATCGAAACACTCTCTCCGATCTTCACGGATTTGGTCATAACATCCAAATTTTCCGATACTTTTGCCAGCACGGTAGCCGTATCATATAAAGGATCAATTGTAACCGTGCCGGATATCGTATAATTTACGGCGATGGCAGCTGCGACGAGAACGTGGTCGGTAAGCGGTCTGACTTCATCAGGATTTACAGCAGCGTATACACGGTCAATCATCACCTGATCTACACCTCCGATGCTATGTAATTTCAAATGAACCACGGCATCCGATGTACTATATACAGCTACATCATCGATCCGGACATCAGCACTTTTTGCATAATATTTGTATGCACCGATTGCCCCTGCGGTACTGAATTGTTCAAATGAAAGCTCAATGCGTTCCCGCAAACCATCATCACTTTCAGTATCTTTTCCTCCGACAAAATCACCTATTTGTTTTGCACTCAATGTATATGGAAGAGGTGTGATAATCTGCTCGGTTTTAACAGTGGTTGAACTTACATAGGCATCCAAATCTACTCGACCGCTTCCGCTTATAGTTGATCCGGCAGGAATAATGATATCTTCCACCAATTCGGCAGTTAATCCGTCTGGAGAGGATAGCAACAGTCCTGCAGCTATTCGATAATCCACAGTCATCGGAGCTACTAACTCAAATGTAAACGGTGCATATGGTTTGGCACCGAGCAACCGTTTAAGCCCGAAAAAGAATAATGCACACCAATCAAGATCCTCTCTGGTCGCATCCATCCAATAAGACTTCTTCCATCCGATGTTCATCTCGGTGCGCAAAAGTAACTCACGATAAGCAAATGTTTGAAGTGTTGGCAGTATGTCATCTGATTCATTTGGAACATAGTCGGGGTTAAACATCTGATGAATCGCGATGTATTCGTTCACGATTTCGTCAAAGGTTTTTGTGGCTACAAATTCAACACTCATGCTGCCACTCCCGAAGTGATCGTGTCACCGTTTGATAGAGTGATCGTAAAACCGAACTTACCGCTGATGGCATCGAGTGATGTCAGCTCTGCTTTGGTGACTTTGACACTCTCCCACTTCTCTATTGCTTCTTTACAGTATTTTGCGAAGAGAAGTCGAGTCTCAGATGTGAACCCACGATCACGCAGTAGATAAAGCTCAGAGCCATACGTTGGACGCCCGACACGCTCACCCAGTCGGGTAGTCAAAATACGGATAATGCGTTGGACTTGTGTCATGGACGATCTCCACTAAGTGCTGTACCCGGCATAACGTCAGTATGGTTGTGTGAAGTAACAGAACCTTTTTCATCGGTGATTGTTCCATCAACGATCAGATTTCCACTTAAGTGTGTCGTTGGGGCATCGATCATAACTTCGCTCGGACTTTTGAGCTTTATAGTATGGGCTTGAGTATCTACTTCGACACGAGTACCGTCCGACCATTCGATAATCGTCGTGAATCCATCCGCCCCCGCAGGCTCTTTGCACTCTTTGTTATAGATTGATCCATGTGCAACGCCGTCATCACCTTCACCGTATGGCGAGTGAACTTCAACTTGCTCTCCGATTTGAGGAGGAATCCATATCTTGATGTGCTTGCTGGCTTTCATAGCATAGGGAATCCAATCCGTTACGCGATCATCGATCTGCACGCGAACCAAAGCGCGGTTAGCCGTATCGACTCCGACAATGGTTCCGAGTTGGATTAGGTTGTCAGTGTTTGGCATGTTCGCCTCTGCGGATCAGATGCTTTTTGATAGTCTCAGGAGCGGCCGTTTCAAGAACTATCGCTTCAAGTAGGTCAATTTGTCTTTGTTGAGCCGTGATGATTACTTTTAGCTCTCCGATTTGGATCTCTTGATTTTGGATAGTTCGATAAGCAGCTCTTAGAAGAGGAATAATAAATACGACTGCAACCAACTGTATAAGAGGCAACCATTTATTTAACTCTTCCATCCCGCACATCCTTTTTTATTGATAGCCGAATGATGCCGCGATAGTGTTCCGGTTTTCTATTCAACTCCTTGTTTCATCTTCTTGTTTCATAGGGGTGAGTGGCGGGTCGGGAAGGTCGGGGGCTACCATACGCTTATCATTTTAATTCGCACAAGGAGACCCATAGTGATCGCAGCATTTCAGACCGCTCTTATCGAACATTTGAAAACTGCCGGGTTTAATACCAAAGATTATTTTGGGGAGTTTACTCGTCCGAGTGAAGCTAAACTGCTCAAAACATTCTTACCTGGGATTATGGTCGATTTTGTCGAGTCTAAACCCGATGGGCTAAACCGCGATAACGTCACTTTCTCTTTATATATCGTTCACGCTACCTACTCGAAGCAAGAGATCCATCGAACACAAACCGATGTGACTCTATTGGACTTTCACACTCAAATTAAAAAAGCCTTGATGCGTGTATCACTCAGTGATTCCGATCCGATTGAAATCACACGGATCAAAAAGATCTATGACGATGCAAAAGACTCCGCTTACCTCACCGTCTATCAGATGGTGCTCACCGCAACACTCAACGACACCCAAACCATCAACGAGGATATTGAATGAAAAACAAAATGCTTATGATCGCACTTAGTGCTGCAGGAGCTGCAGCCAATACGGATTATTTCGTACTGAAAGCTTCTATTGATATTACCAAGGACACTCCTTGGCAAAAAATCGGTGTGACCGGAAAATGGGACGGACATTCCGGCGGAACGTTCGAAATGAATCAGACTATTTTTGAGCAGATGGTCGCCAATTATGAACAAGCAGGGATCGACATTGTCGTAGATTATGAACATCAGACACTGTGGGGCAGTGCTGCTCCTGCAGCGGGTTGGATTAATAAAATGCCTATATCTCTCAAGGCTGAAAACGGAGAACTCCTCGCCAAAATCGATTGGACAGATAAAGCCAAAGAACATATTTTGGCAAAAGAATACCGTTACCTCTCCCCGGTGTTTGCACCAAATACACTCTCCCAGACGGATGCGAGCAACATCGGGTGGACTCTTCATTCGGTCGCGCTTACCAACAAACCGTTCCTCGAAGAGCTCGGAGAGGTACGAATCAACAAACTCACACAAACCAACCACACAAAGGAGGAAGGAACCATGACCAAAGAAGAAGAGTTGGCGCTCATTGCTGATAACGAAAAGCTCAAAGCTGATAATGAAGCGCTAAAAACTGAAAACGAAAAATATGTCGAAGATCAGGCGGAAGCAAAAGTAGAGGCGGCAATCGCAGCCAAAAAACTGCACCCGGATCAAAAAGAATCGGCGTTAAAAATGTGTAAAGCAGATCCCGCAGGATTTGACACCTTTATGAGTGCTGCCAAACCGATGATCCAAAAACCGGGCGACGATATGTTTGACAACAAAAACAATCCAAAAAAAGATGATGGGGAACTAAGCCCCGAAGAACTTAAAGCTGCCGTAGGAGGAGTTCAATGATTTACACACGTCCACCGCTCGTCGATGAAGTCATCGTCAAAAAAGAGCGTGTTATATATGCGACCGTAAACGTACCTGCAACTGTTACGGAAGGTGATGAATATTTCATCGGAAAAGTTCTGTGCACTACAGATGGAGGTGTCACTTTTGATGCTATGACTGTACCTCATTGGGTAGCAGGTGAACATGCCATTGATGTTGTTGTTTATCACAATGGACATATTTACACATCACTTGCAGCTTTGAATACTGCAGAACCGGGAACAGATGCAACCAAGTGGAATGATGATGGGGTATGGGATGCTAACGGTATCCTGATGGAAAACATCGATGTCACAGGTATGGCTTCGATTCTGATTACAGGTGTTGCCGTAGAGAACAAACTACGCGGCTACGATTCGGCAATGCGTCACACATTTTTCAAAAATAAAATCACAATGCAATAAGGGGATATGAATGCCTGTAATGAACGCTGAAGACGTCGCTAAAAAATGGGGCGTCAAAAACACAAGTAAAACGTTGTCACTAAAGAAAGTGACTGATACACCTATCTTTGATAAATACTTCAAAGCTAAAGCTCGCGGTATTTTAGGCAGTACTGCTACGATCAAGATTATGAAAGGCTCAGGATTGATTCTTCAATCAGTAGCACCGGATGCGGAACACTTGGTTCATGAACGACCGACTGTATTTGAACTATCTGTCAAGCTTCCACGTTTCCCGCTTGAAAATACTATCGGTGCTTCAACCTTGAACGAAATTTCAAGCCTTGATGATGAGTCACAACCGGTTCAGCTTGCCTCAGAAATCGGAAATATTCAAGAAGAGCATCGTCTTAGCTTCGATACGACTATCGAATATATGTGTACCGGAGCACTCTTCGGTAAGGTCATGGACGGAACAGGTAAGACCCTTTTTGAATTCGCTTCGACTCGTTCGCAGGTTGAATTCAAATCCGGCAAACCGTTACTTGAATCAATTACTGAGATCGATGATGCGATGGTTGAAGAGCTTGGGATGAATCCGGGCTATATCGTTAAATGCGGTCGCGGGTTTTACAACCACGTAATGGGATTGGCTACAGCCGAAGACTTGTTTACCAAAAAACTTGCCTCTATCATTACCGAGGGTGAGACTATCTTCCTCGTAGTTCATGGACGTCGTTTTGAAGGCTATGTTGTTAAATACCAAAACACACATGGGCAACTTGTCTCATTCGTAGGTACTAATGAAATGGCAGCCATTCCGAACAGTGCTAACTTCACTGACTTTGTCTATGGTCGTGCTGATCATACTGAAGCGGTAAAAAGCGCTCCGACTCTTTTCTTCGGTACCACAGAAGTTCTTCCGAGCGGACGAGGTGTCAAAGTTATGAGTGAAACCAAGCCACTTCCGATCTGTCTCAATCCAAACGCAGTCATTCGCGGCAAAAAAGTCTAATCGCTTTCCCCTTTTGGGGATAGCCTCATAAATAGCCCTAAAAACGTTTTAAGTCTTAATCCGCGTCATTTATCGCCGAAAAGGTTTAAATCGTTTCTAAGCGATTTTAAACACCTATTAAACACTACTATGAGAGGGTCAAATGATTACTATCGCAGACTTAAAAAAAGAACTCAGTACTACAGAGCTGACTCAGATGAGCGATCTCAACGGTACGGGAGAGATTGATACCGCAGTAGTCGATGAAGCCATCAACGATGCGATAGCCTTTATCTCCTCATTCCTCGTCATTCCCTCAAATCCAACACCATACCTAAAAACCATCGCCGTCGATCTAGCCATCTACGAACTCAGAAAGCTCCACGACCTCCACGATCCGAAAGATCGAAAAGAACTCGAATCAGCTCTGACGAAAATGGGCAAAGGGACGATCCCGACAACGATGAGCGAACCGCAAAAGCCTAAAGGCACATCAAGCGCATTCCGACACGGAACTCGACCGATCAACTTCGGAGGGTTCAACTGATGGCAACGCGAGAACAAAAGATCGAGATAGCACGAGCTCTCTATATCACAGGTAAGAATGAAGAAGAGATCGCCGCTATCCTCGAATCGAGCAAACGCACCATCCAAAACTACAAATCAGCCGATGCGGCAGCAGGGTATGATTGGGACGTGCTCAGAGCCGAGAAGCATATCGCCGCAGACTCTCCTCGCCGTGAGCATCTCTATAGTGACTTCGTCGGATATATGCATGATACCCTCAAAGAGGTGCGCGATTCTAAAATGCCGGCTGAGGACAAAGCGGATAAGATCGTAAAGCTCGCCGATGCCTTTTCCAAAATGCGCGGTATCGTCCGTCATGAAGACCCGATAGCCTATAAGCATGGAATCATCAAGCATGTCATCCAAGCGATTGCCGAAGAGTTAAAAGCCTTTGGAGACAAAGCGATGCTGGAGCAGTTCATCGAGATCGTCGAACGAATAGGGGATGGACTCGATGTCGCTATTTGACAAAGAAGAACTCCGCCGTCTCTTATCGGATACCAAAGCCGATCTGTTAGCCGATGGCAATAGTGAACACATGGCAGAGCGGCTCACCCGCCGTGAATACATCAAATGGATCGGCGAATATACGAGTGATCTAAAAGAGACGATCCGATCCAATGCCACACTTCCTCCAGAGCAGAGAGACGAGCGAAAAGATCGTCAACGCCATGACTTCCACTATTTCCGAACAACTTACTTCCCGCATTACTATTATCTTTCGGGCAAGTCGGATCTTCAAGAGCATCTCGAAGGTGTTTATCATCGTATAGCGGATCGATGTTCTACGAGCAATAGCGCTGCTTCAGCGATGGGTTACAAGTATGCTATCGCCGCACCGCGCGGTCACGGTAAGTCCACCGATGTATCGTTAGTCTATGTCATTTGGTGTATCGTCAATGACCTCAAGCACTTCATCACGATCTTCTCCGATGCGATAGAGCTGACTGAAACACTCATCGAATCGATCAAAGCCGAGCTATCCGAAAACGACAACCTAAAGGCTGACTTTCCTCACGCAACCGGAATCGGAAAAACGTGGAGGATCGGAGACATCATCACCCGTAACGGAATACGGGTAAAGGGTTATGGATCGAGTAAACGGGTACGTGGTGTCAAGCACGGAGTTTATCGTGTAGACCTCGCCCTCATCGATGATCTTGAGAACGATGAGAACGTCCGAAGCCGAGATCAGCGTGACAAGCTCGAATCATGGATCGATGAAGCGGTTGCTAACCTTGGAAGCGTAGATGGTAATATGGACATCATCTACATCGGAACCATCCTACACCGCGATTCGGTACTCGCTCGTAAGCTGAAGTTCGGGTTTTGGAATCCGAAGATATTTCGGGCGATCATCACCTTCCCGGATCGTCTTGATCTATGGGAACGGTACGCAATAATCTACAAATCACGCGGTACCGAAGAGGCACACGATTTCTATATGAGCCAAAAGCCGGAAATGGATGCGGGTGCTCGTGTCTTATGGCCGGATGCAGTTGGGATTGAAACATTGATGCGTAAACGCTCCGAGGCTCCTAGAGCATTTGCCAAAGAACTCCAAAATAATCCAAGCTTAGATACTCAAAACTTCAAACGTGAATCAATGCACTTTTGGCGATCTCATCCACCTCTCAAGCAACTGACAATCTATGGATGGTGTGACCCCGCAGGAAGCGGAAAGAAGAGCGACTTCACGAATATGACGATTTTCGGAGTTGATGATAAAGCCCTCAAAGGGTACGTCCTCGAATCGATCAACGAGGTGATCGGATCAATAGAAATCATTAAGCGGGTAGTAACTTTGCAAGATCGATACGGGTGCAAGGTCTTCGGGGTAGAGACCAACGGCGGGCAATTCCATCTCAAGCCTTTCATCTTAAGAGAGGCATACGAGCGCGGTGTTCACATGCCGCTCAAAGGTATTCATAACAGCGACAACAAAGATTCCCGTATCGAAGAGCTGGAGCTTCCAATCGAAAACGGAGAGATCTTACTTCACGAAGATCAGATTATTCTCATTGAGCAGCTTGAAGATCATCCTGAAGGTAAAAACGATGATGCCCCCGATGGATTAGCCGGTGTCTATCGCCTAAGCAAGCTTGCCAAAAAACAACACACTTCCGAACCGCGTAGTAACCGCCGATCCGTTCGACCTCGAAATTCCCATAGGAGAGGACAATGAAACGTCTATTTTCAAACCTTTTTGCATCCAAACAACCGCAGCCGAATAGTAAGGACAAACGTAAAGCCTCAGCAGCTCCCGCAGTTGATCTCCTTGTCAGCATCATGGACAATCTTCCGATACGCCATGAATGGCTAAGTCGTGAAGAACTCGACCGCATTATTCGAGATGCAACGGTCATTTCATCACTCGGGAGCCGTAAAGCGGCGACACTCAAAAAAGAGATTATCTTCACCAGCGACAATGAGGAGATGGCCAATAGACTCTATGGCGTATTTCATCCCGGAACACTTCGCAAAGTCCTCGATGCTCCGTTTCAAGGTGCGGCTATTTTTGAGATCAACTGGAATGATGAGGATTCGGTATTAGTTCCGAAACTCATCGAGCGTGACTATACACAGTTCATGATCAAAAATGAGATCCTTTACTATGCCCCGTATGGATCACTCGAAGAGATCCCTGAACACAAAGCCGTCTATGCTCTCTATGAAGACAAATACCACCGTCCGATGGGTACACCACTCGCCGAGTCACTGTTTTGGTACGTGAAGTTTAAAAATGCTTCGTTGCAGTTTTGGGTCAAGTTCCTCGAAAAATACGGCGTACCGTGGGCTATCGGTAAAACGGACGGGGACAAAGACACGATGGCGGACGAACTCTATGCGATGCTCTCAGGAGATTCAGCTGTAATCGATAATGAAGAGAGCATCGAGATTAAGACCGCAGACAAAACGGGTGACTTTGACAAGATCACATCCTACCTCGACGATCAGATCCGCGAAGCCATCCTCGGCGGAAACCTCACTGGGAATGTCAAAGGGGGAAGCTACGCTGCTGCTGAAACCCATAATGATATCCGTGAAGACATCGCAATGGCGGATGAGAACATGACAATCACGCTCATTGAGCGGGTGATTGAAGCTTATATAGCGATCAATAATCTCAGTGTAACCATCGAAGTGACCCTAAAAGACAAAGACGATCCGAACCTCTCCCTTGCAGAGCGGGACGAGCGGATCACGAAAATGGGATACCGACCGACACAGGATTACATCGAGAAGACCTACAACATCACCGTTGAAGCCATCGAACCCTCTAAAATCGCTAACCATGCTCTCATGAAAAAGCTTTACGCTCTGAGTGCTACCAAGCCGATTACAACGACGGATGAACTGAGTGACAGTGTCGATATCCACAAGATCGCACTCTCATTTCAAACTCAAATCGTGGAAATAATCGATCAAGCAAACAGTTTCGAAGAGGCGATTGATCTTTTACACGCAGCTTATCCGGGCATGGACATCGCAGAGTTACAGGATACGATGGATATGGCATTGCAAAGCTCTTACATCCTCGGCACCGCTGAAGTAGAGCGTGATAGCGAAGAGGATTAGCAATGCCTCCTCTCCCTAAACCGTCGTTCGCATTCGGACTTAAACCCACTGCAGCGATAGAGTACCTCCGATCCAAAGGCTACAAACTCACCTTTGATTATCAGGAGATGCAACGCGAAGCTCATCATAAAGCATTCACCGTAGCCAAAGTAACCCGCGCGGATCTGCTCAGTGACATTCACGGCTCTATCGCTGAAGCGATGGCGAACGGGACACGCTTCGAAGATTGGAAAAAGCAGATCATCCCGACGCTTGAGGCGAAAGGATGGTGGGGTAAAAAAGAGATCGTAAATCCATCTACCGGAGAGGTCAAAGAGGTAGTGATCGGCGGTCGCCGCCTCAAAACTATTTTCAAAACCAACACAATGGTCGCCCGTGCCACCGCGCGATACGATCAGCAGATGGCGAGTGATCTTCCGTATCTCCAATATATCGGTGGGCTCTCCGAACATCCGCGTATGAGCCACAAGGCGAAAAACGGCATTGTACTCCCTAAAAGTGATCCGTGGTGGGCATATAACTATCCACCGAATGCATGGCTATGTCATTGTGAAGTGAGAGCATGGAGTGAAGCGCAGATCAAACGACGCGGGTGGAGTGTACACAAAGGCACTCTTGATAATATCGCGACACCTGAGTGGTCATACAATCCGGGAGCCGGTAATCGTGTCGGTAAGCTCTCGAAGATCGATCTCGATAAAAGCCTGCTCTCTCTTCCGACGATACTCCCAAAACGAGAATATAAAGAGCTTAGTGATGCCGCTCTCAAGCAAAAGTTCTATGATGATCTTCGTATCAAGCCCGGAGATACTTATATTGACAAAATCGGTGATCCCACTGTGATCGATGATAGTCTCTTCCACTCATTCAGCGGACACTCGAAGATCACTAAAAAAGATCGGCATCTCTTTATCGATGAGTTTGCCACCACTATCGATGATCCGGACGAGATTTATTTGGAGTGGGATGATAAGGCAAAACGCCTCGTTAAAAAGATGATGCGGTACTTTACGGATGACAAAGGGAAGAAAAAAGCGCTTATGGCAGTGTTTGAATATCAGAGCGATAAAACTCAGGGAGTCAGTTTGTATTTGATTGATAGTGCATCGACTGTGGAGAAAAAGAGGGGTGAGAAGTTGATCTATCGAAAAGAAGGCACCCGTTAACCGCATCTTTACACGATGGAGTGCTCATTGCTCATTCCATGCGGCGTATCTTTTCGATTGAATAAAAAATTATACCACAAAGGAGCGAGAATGTCGGAGATGATAAATATCCAAGTCACCGGAGCGGATCAGGTAGATCATGCGATTGCGGATCTACTGCATAAAATGCAAAACCTTCAAAAGCCTTTTAGCGCAGTAGGTTCCTATCTCACGAACATCATGGAAGAGAGCTTCGATAGTGAGACATCGCCCGACGGTCACGCATGGCATCCCCTTGCCGATTCGACAAAGGCTTACAAAGAAAAGTATGGCGGAAGCAAGATACTGCAGAGTAAAGACCGAAATACGCGAGAGAGTACCGGATACAGTGCCGATGATACGAGTGTGATCGTTGGGGTAAACGCGTACAGTAAAGATCGTTATCCCTATCCTATCGTTCACCAGTTTGGTACCGAAGACGGGAAGATCGAAGCGCGACCGTTTATGCCGATCACGAACGATGGTGAGTTATATGACAATGCTAAAATTGAGGTGTTGGATATATTGTTGGGGTATTTAGGAGAATAGTTGAGGGGTGCGGACTTTGTTTATAATCTCATAGATTTGAGATCCGCTGAGTGAATATTTCATAGCTAGTTGTTTAGCATTAAGCTTATTTTCGAGATAGTCTTTGATGATTTCATCGTTGCGTCCGTTGAGCTTCCACGAGGGTACATAGATCGGCATTCCGCCGTACTCTTGCATCAGCTCTTCATCGCTCGCTCCATCTTCTCTGATTCGGCGGGTAAACTCTCTGAAAATGTCTAAATTAGTTACGGTATCTTTTGAATCCATTGCAAACCCCTCGCAGATGATGTATAATTCGGTTCTCACGCCTGAATTACACACGTCTCTCATACGAGGGGCGTTTCTCTTACTTCATTTTTTCCAGTGCTAAAATCACCTTTTGAGCTTCGTTAAACTCCATCTGGTTCGGTGTCTCATACTCTTTTTTGATGATCCGTTTGCAAAACGACAGCAGTGCGGCATCGCTCTTATCCCGTGCTTTGGCTTCCCACAACTGCATGATCTTCCATACCTGTGCCGGAGAGGATTGTTTGGGCGTAAATGTCGGGAGTTCGTCACGCTTCATATTCAGATAATCGACCAGCATGATCAGCTCTGACACACTCAGTGCAACCGATGAGTCTTTGCCGAAAGCTCCTTCGAGCATTTCGACGTATTCCTCTCTCTCATTGCGATAATAGTTCTGATACCGTATCGATGTATGCACCTGTTTTATCAGGCTTGCATGAGCGTCTTTTTGTTTTTTTGTCATAATGCAGTCCTTATTTAGTGATGTTTTACCACATAGACCACTTAACCACTAACCACATAAATACCACTAACTAAATGGCTATTTATGGGGTTTTGTAAGTGGTTGTGGTTGTGTGGTTCGTGTGGTAGACTATAGGAGAAAGTAGAGTTTTAACTTGCCTTTGCCGTCTTTGACTTCCCAAAAGCGACCTGTATATTTAGCGAGATTGGTTCGGGCGAGTTTGTCGTCTTTGGCTTTTCCGATCTCGGCGAGGAGTTGACTCTGACCGATACCGTCAGGATTCTTTTTGATCACCTCTTTGATCGAGTCGATGAATGATTGCTCTTCAGGTCGGATCATCGCTTGATCATAAGCAACGATGCTGAGGTCATAGGTCTTCTTATCGAGATAGAACGCTGAGTTCTCGACATGGAACCGTCCCGCTTCGACATCGAGCAAGAAGAGATCGTTCTCTACAGTTCCGTTACCTTGACGCATAAAGTACACATTGTCAGCCGCCGACTTAAAGACTCCGGCTCCCTGATAGTTCTTTTCGTTTTTGTTCGTATGATGTAACAGTATGACAGTCGCTCCGGCATTGCGTAATCGCTTCATCGCGTTCATAAAGCTTTTAGCCATCGCTTCATTCTGCACGTCTCTGACGAAGTCGGTGATTGAGTCGAAGAAGAAGATGTAATCCCGATATGCATCACCTACCGCACCCTCAACGAGAAGCTTTAAAACCTCATGCGAAGTCATAGCCGCAGTTTCAGGGTGAACGTAGTCAAGCCGTTCGCATAACTCCTCGATGATCTTCGAAGCTCCGCGCTCTTTCAGAGCCGAGAGCGGATTATCAAAGTCGAAATACTGAATGATCTTGTCAGTGTTTTCATAAAGGTACTTCGTCAATCCGAGACTGTATCGACTCTTACCCTGCTTAGGCGGGGCAAAGTAGATCGTAATCGCTTGCTCGACCAAGAAGTTATCGATGATGTAGTTAACTTCGTGATTAAAATGTTCGGACTTTAGTCCTTGACCGCGAAATGGATTCATTTTTTTACCTTTTGAATTTAAAATGCAAGTTGATTCAATCGCCCCCATCACTATGGAGGCTGTTAAATCCACGTCATTGTTCTACTTTCGGTTCATCACTGATTACACCGATTTGCTTAAGTATTTCAACCTGTTTATTCAGATTCTTTTTCAAAGTATCCATGTATCTGACATACTTGGTATATTCAGGCATGACATGCTTTGGAAGTCCTCTGCTCTTATACTTGCTGAACTTTGTTTCATGCTCAGTTACCTTTTTGTTCCACAGTTTCTGAAGTCTTCGATATTTTTCTGTATGAAGACTTCTTAGAATAACACCTTCAATGTCTGGGAACATCTTGCTTTCGATTAGCGCTGACATGATGGTTTCATAATCACTGGGAGAGAAATCTTTGTAGTTGATCTCCATCACCCACCACCAAATGCCAGCTCATTAAACCGATGCATAAACAACAGTTTTGACTCTTGCGGACTAAAAGGATGGATTACTGCATCCCACACAAAGTTATCCAATCCCCAGTCTCTAATGTCACCATAGAAGTATTCGGCTTCTGCATACAGCGCACGGTTATCGGCGATATGAATATCTTCATGATCAAACGTGACTTTGAATCGTTCCTCGATAACACTCTGAAGCTCAAGCTCTAACTCTTTATACTGTGGAAGCATACGTTTAGCAGGTCGGACAATGTCGCTCAGATACGCTTCGCTGGCATCATGCAGCAGTGCCGCTAAAGCCAAGTGTTTAGGTACCATTTTCGACACCATTACACTATGCTGTGCCACGCTGTAGAACTGTTCGATATGTCCTCCAAAACGGCAAATATTCGATAATGCGTGAGCAATATCAGTAATATCAAACATCTCAGGCTGTAGATCATCATAAACAATCTTTTTGCCGGATATGGTTGTCATAAAGTTTGCGCTAGGCATTGACCGCCTCCCCAATAGATTCGACATCATCCAACTCGATCACGCAGATTTCATCATCGAACATCGTGTAGACACGAAAACACGCTTTTTCAGTATCGACATCGATCTCCAATTCGAGTTCGACATCGCTTCCCTCATAACCCCTTAGCTCATCATGCTGTAGCTTTTTATTGTTAAAGACTACGATTCCGCCATCTTGTACCTCACGCATGATTCCGGGGACGGCACTCATTCCGCACCTCCCTCTTTTTTTCGTGTCGGTACCGATGCGAAATCAAGCACGATGGTTTTAAGTTCACCGTCGATTGAATTACCCTCACGCTCTTTAAAACCGAGATAGCTTTTCGTTCCGGCAATCTCGGTCGCATCATCGATCATTGCCATAGCTTCAAGCCACTTCGGATGCTTGATCTGATAGGACTTAAGCGATAGAATCTGCTTAGTATCTACATTGCCATTTTTGACCTCAAAAGCGCGAGTGATCAATGTTTGAATCTCAGGATCGGCACCCTCTGTCTTCTCGGTGAAGTACTCGTCTAGCTTTTCTTTCGCAAGTTTCAGCTTTGCATCGAATGTGATCAGTTTTGCGACTTTGATCTGTGCCTCTTTCGTGCCGTTGAAGTTTTTAAATGTGACTGACCCGGACTCACTCTTTTTCATACGATCAAGACCGTAGTTTTGACGAAGTAGATTCACCAAGCTAAAGCATTTATCAAACGCTCTGACTTTAAAATCAATCAGTACTTCATGTACTTGTTTTGCTTCATCGACCAGTGATTCAACCATTTCATCTTCCAGCTGCTTATCAACCGCAATCAGATCAGGATGTACCCAACCGCCTTGTTTATCTTCCCAATGACCTTGTTCGTTTTTTGTCATAATCTATCCTTGTCATGATTTATTAAGTCTGCACAGACCACCTATGGAGAACTCCATCAGACCGCCCGTCGGCGATCTTGAGAAACACTCTAAAACAACAACTTCATCGGATCAAGTCCGGTCCGATAGCAAAGTTTTATAACTTCCAGATAAAAAATTGGGTAACCTCTTTTTTTTACGCAACCAAATGACTTTCTTGGAATATTTAATAAGTCCGCTACATCTTGATCAAAGACTTTTTTATTGCCGACCTTTGTACTAATAGCATCCTTGATACGTTCAACAATTTCGTTAGTTGAAACAAACTCATCCACCGCTTTCATCGCTTTGCTCCGGTTTAATATCTTTCATCTGATATGGATTGATTACACCTCCTATTTCGATATCGACTAACGTCTCACCATGGAGTTTACGGAAACGGATTACTCTGCCTCTAAACCCATCCGCCAATACAAAGTCACCTTCTTTGATCTCTTTTTGTTCCACATCATCCTCCCATCGTTAAATCAATGATCGTTCCGCCTAAAGCCACGATAATCAAAGCAATTAGCCACCCATAGGTATGCACCTTTTTCTTTTTCCAAATGTAGACTTGGCTCATCATTTCCCTCCTATCGTGCAACTCGCACACTTATCTTTAACATCCCGATACAGTCGATCAGGATGCACCTTTTCACACGAAGCCCACTCTCGGTACCGTTCGCAGGTTTGGCGATGTATCGAACCCAAAACGGGGCAGGGGACATCGCTACTTCTCAAGCTTGAAAACGCCAGCTTGACCATTTCAAGTATCGGTTCGGGTTTTGGATACTTACCGTGAAGCGTTTGATTGATTGTCGTTGCACTGCGGTTAAGAGTCTTCGCAACCTTACGCTGACCGTGCAGGTCGCAGGCTTTCTTCAATAGTTCTAATGAGGTCATTACGCTTATCCAAGTTGATTTTAAATACTCTTCGATCATCACGACGCTTGGATGATCTAGGAAGCCGTTCCATGATCCCGTACTCAGTAAACTCATCCATGTATCTGATCATTTTTGCAGAGTATAGGTGGATGCTGGCAATGGTTGCGATCTGCTCACGAAACATCTCTTTGTACTTCATCGCGTAGAGTAGGGTGAGCTTATCCGCCATCTGTACGGGGTGAGTACCATCGAGGATAAACTCTTCTCCGGTATTGATATCACGTACAATGTCGCATGGTTTTTTAAGGACGCTTGGGGATCGCACACCTGTATCTTTATTGAGCCGATACATACGATCTCTAAACGTATCGGTTCCGGCTTTTAGCTGCAGATACCCGCATAATTCAAGAGCTCGGAAGATAGGCATTAAAAAATCTTGGGAAACGTCCAAGATCATCATCAAATCTCCGGCTCTGAATTGTCGGTTTCTTCGCATAAACTCCCAAATCTGCTGTTTCTTACTTCGTCTTACTCGTTTGTACGCCAAGCCCATGTTCAACCCCGCTCGTTTTAAATGTGTTCAAATTGACACTTTCGATGCCGTTCATATCGCACCAGTTCTCCAGTCGGAGCAGCATCACTTTAATTTGTCGTAGATTCGGATAGCGTTGGACGAATAAGTCCATCAAATCCGCTTCGATCTTTACGCTACTGAGCGCACAAAACTTTTCAACGTCTGCTCTCGGTATCGCTTCAAACTTGATCAGCTCTACAATTCGGCTGTAGTAGTGGTTATGCCGTTTAAACTTGGCGTTTGCCTCTTCCATACCGATAAAAAAGACGATGATCTGTGTTTCGTCATGCAGATCGCGGAGCAGTTCAAGCACCGGAGTCTTTTCAGCTTTTAGCAGCGCATCTACCTCGTCGATGATCACAATACGTGGATCGATCAAGAATGACTCTTTAACTCGTTCGTACATCTGTGAGCTATGCCCTTTAGTATCGAGTCCCAATTCGGTACACAGTTTGATGAGTAAACTTGTTTTACTCCATGTTTGAGCAGCTCTTAGCAATATCGCGTTCTCTTTCGCTGCGATCCGCTCTAGTCCGACCGTTTTTCCCAACCCGAAGTTTCCAAACCCTAGCCCCATGCGCGGTGCTGTAGTAGGCAAAGCCTTTAGATTTAAAAAACCAGCCAAAAGGTTGGTATAATTTCGTGTTTCAATAAATTCTTCGATCATGGTTGCTCCCTGAGTGTTTTTTTAGTCCTTGTTACAGCAAAGACTCGAACACGGAGCGACGATTCGCCCCGCTATCCAATCTTCTTACGTTTGTGCTCCCGATATGCGATGTCCCACAAATCAGGCTGTTTTTGTTTGAGTTTATCGGTTGATTCATCCACCATGTCATGTTCTAAATCCCACATGAAGCGATCAACGAGTTGATTAAATGTCGGTCGTCCGCTCGGAAGCAGTTTCTCTCCATCCATATTGATAATATTGGATTCTTCGAGAGCTTTTTCATCTGCCACAGCAAATGCTCTGACCCCATCACTAACTGCACGTATCGTCTCAGTTGTTTTGGATACGGCGATGGTAGCCGCTCCGCTCCATCCGCTTCTCTCTTCCATCGATGCTTCGATACGATCTCGAATCGTTGGATCAAGTCGGCGGCTTGTCTCTTCCCAAGTTTCAAGAAGCTTGGCGTATTCTCTTGCGATCCGATGTCCGATCCGTTTACCTTCGGCGAGTTCAGCACGGCTTTTGCCCATGTACTCATAATCCTCAGCAACGCAGATCGGTTCATAATTCATCCGGTACACGCTTACATACCCCATATCGGAGTGAGTCATGATCCGAACGATCTCTCCGACATATTCGGCTAATGCCACATGCTGATAGAGCGCACCATCGAGTCGAATACCTTTCTTCCCGACCTTCCGCTCGAAGCTCTCTCCGAGGAGAAGATCGAGCATCCTCGAATCGCTGATACCTTTGACCGGTATCGCTTGTTCTTTCCATTTCGCTACAGGTGTTTTATCTTTAATACCGCTATGACCTCTGTGCTCATAGATATTGTCACACCATTTGTCAATAATCTTTTGAAGCTGATCCGCCTCTATCGGAAGCTTGAGTTCTAATCCAAGATTGCTTTTTTTGATAGCGAATCGGTTCTCAAACTCTTTTTGTTCCGCCTTTCGTGCTTCCTCTCTCCATTTCGCTTGAGACTCGATCTTATGGGCAAAGCCTCTCCGTGATTGGATCGCTGAACGCTCCGCCACCGAGTGACCGATATATCCCTCTAACTCTTCGAATAGCTCACGGCTCAGTGTCCCGAACATCCGTTCGATATGCGGCTTCATATCACCGCTAAACGGTGGAACCGTTACCTTTGCGATACCGAGGTTGTAGCAGATCGAGTCGAAGTGGTTGGATTGATAATCTTTCCCGTTATCCACGACTACGTTCTCAGGTATTCCCAATCGTAGGATTGCTTTACGAAGCAGCCGAGCAATGCTGTAACTGCTTGATCTCTCATCCACCCAAAACACACATCGTCTCGAATAGATGTCGATCATTCCTAGTATCGCATACCGTTTGCCATCCCGACAGATAATATCCGCAGGGGTAGAATCCAGTTCCCAATAATGGTTTGGATAAAGAGCCTTTTCACTCAAGCTACCCATAGCAGGCAGATAAGTGTTCTTCCATTTATCCGCACTCTGTGCGAACGCATAGAGCGAATGGTTCTTGATCTTCCATTGATTGAGGAAATTATTGAGTACGTCGTAACTGCACATCGTCGCTTCACCAAACTCATGGAGCATATTTTGATAGATGGCAGATACCCTCAGCGGGTTGTCACGACGGGCGAACATCCTCACCGCCATTTCTTGCATCTTCTCACTGATACTGACTGAGCCTTTAGCACGACCACGGGTATCGAGCAGTGCGACCAGTGGACTCTCACCCACTTTTCGCGCATCATCAACCGCTTTTTTCCACCGAAACAGCTTCGCTTCGTTTATACCGATAGGATCGAACCGATTGTCTAGGCTTTGGATGTACTCTTTCGCACTAATCCTCCGATCCCGTTGATCATAACCCTCTACCGCCTCCATTTTTAGAAGCGTTTTGGTGCGTTGATCCGGTGATGCATTAAGATACAGCTTCATATCAGGATCGATAACGACCGCCGCAATCACCTCTTTTTCGTTTTTTGAATTAGAAATAAGAGTATTTCGATCTTCCATAGAGCACAACATCCCGCAATCGTCATATAGATCGATGTTCTCATCGATCACTCCGCTGCGTAATGCCTCCATCAGATCATCATCACTCACCCCGATCAGCAGTTTTTTACCGCCGCGACCGTTGCCTTTGATATAGATATTTGGATATTGATCTGAGCCGCGTTTCACAGCTTTTGCAATACCTTCATATCCTACATCCAGTACAACTGCCGCCGTCCTTGCTTCCAAGTATTTCATAGCGGCCACCTACGCCGCATTCTCTTCGAGATTGTCGAGCGGGTAGGTCGGTGAGTTTTTATAGTTGATCCCGAGTGCATCCATCGCCGATCTGATTTGTGCTCCGGTTGATCCGGTAAGCTTATTTGCCATATTTAGATAGCTGTTAAAGATCGTATCGATCTTCGGGTCAAAAGATAGAAATCCTCCATCACTTCCATTGGTAAATCCACTCAATACTAAAAACCCTCTCGGTTTTAGTCCGTGTTTATTCCAAAGTTGCTGAGTAATATGCTCGCGGTGAAGCTTCCGCTGCGCCTGCTCTATGGTTAGCGGTTTTCCATCTTGCACTGATTGTTCAATTGCTTCCATTATCAGTTTCATCTGCTCTAATGGTTCCATGATAATTCCTTTTAAAAGATGGGGTAAAAGTGGGTTAATACCCACACCGAAGTCTTTATAAAATGTATATCTATACAAAATAAAAAACTTAGGTGAAGGTAAAAAAATGATGTGGTATGCACTATAAGTGTACGTATTGCAGTTAGAATGAAGGATTACTAATCCTTCACATCTTCAAAGCTTCCAAACTGAATGTTTTGCTTAGTAAGTAGGTGAGATAGATACCCATATCCCTCGATAAAATCATCATCACCTCTTAAAATATGCCATGTAATGTTGGCAATATGCTTTTCAAGCTGTGTTGGGAATATATCAAAGTCGGAGTCCTGATTGATATCAGTGATATATCTTTCATAGCTATCCATGAGTTCTTTTGTTAGACGTGATTCGTCGACTTCAATATCTATATAACACTCTATACATATAGTTTTTTTCAT